AACTCCCCCCTGGGAAACAGAGAGCTTTGCGCCTCCACTGACTCCCAATTTCCACCCACTCGGCATAGCTACTACGGCCGAGTGGGGTGCAACCTGTTGACCTACAGGCGGCGAAGAGGTGTGATGAGCCGTCGAAGGCTCATGCACGGGCACCTGGGATGGTGCTGCAGACATCGGGGATGATGCCTTCCCTTCCCGGGCCATCTCTGGTCCGGGGACCGCCTGTGAAGGCGATGATTCCCTTGTGGGGAGCGATGGTTTAAGGGGTTCCATCAAGAATAATTTAGGGTATTAATTATATCCGAAAATTTTCAATTTTTTACATGAAATGGGCTAATAGGTATGTCCTCATTCAAAATCCTTCATAATATCTATACCTGTCATTAACCCCATATATAGGATATAGGGAGTCGAAAAATAGGTTTTATACTTCTTTTTAGCCTCTTTATCAAGATTCATCAAATATTCATCTTTTTCAGATTTAAATTCGATGTTTTTCAAGCCATTCATCATCTCTTTTTTCCATAAATTAATATCCAATGTGATTTCACTCATATATTTAACTAAAAAAAGATAATATGTACGTTTATGCTCATCTAAATTATCTAAAATAGTAACTGGATTTGTTACTTCTAAATTTTGAGAGCTAGCCATGGCATTAAGATAATAACTTTTCATTATCTGAGTAATTCTAGAATCATTATTTATTAATTTCTTATCATTATCAACAATATTGTTGATTCTTCGTATTTCTTTGTTGGATAATTTTGTATTTTCTAGTTTTTTTCTATTAATTTTATCTCTAAGACGTTGACGTAGTTGACTGATACGATCTTGATTATCCATATTATATATTAAATAAAATATTATATAATATAAATTATAACTCATAATTTTTTATATTCACTATATTATGAGTTTTACGGAAAAATATAAAGATTATTTTAATAATATTGTAAAATCAATATTAAAGAATTTAAATAATACTGAATACGATGTAATATTTAAAAAATATTGCGAATTAATTGATTATATATACCTAAAATTTTTAATAAAAGATGAATCTGGTTTTTATGAACAATTAAAAAGAAATAATAATCAAGAAATAATTGCCATTTTATATTTATTTTTTCCATACATTGAAGATACTAATAATTATGAAAAATTCAAATTAATAACAAAATTAAGTGATATAACTTTAAAAAAAAATAATGGTAATTATGAAATATGTAATTTTCAATTTAGTCGCGGATATTATGATGAAACCAGTAACAAATTTAATGAATATCCATTTTCAATCGAAGATATAAATATTAACTTTGAATTATTAAAACAATCAATTGAAAGATTAAGAATAAAACTATATGTAAATTGGGTTAATATTGTTCCAATATTATTAGAAAATTATAAAGAAAGTCAGATTTATAAAGATTCTGAAAAATATTATTTACGTACTAATAGCATTGATAAAGAAACATTAAAAGAAAAAGATACAGCACTTCCAATTGCTGAAATTTATGATACATTAGTGAATGAACTATATATGAATACCCTCGATTTTAAATGGTTATTATTTGAAAAAAGTGTAAACAAAAAAATAATTTCATATATCGATATACTTGATCAAATATATCCAGTTTATAATATATTAAATGATATAAATGGTAGTAAATGGTTATTATTAGATGAAAATAAAAAAGAATTATTTACAAAAAATATGGATTTATATTTTAGTAAAGCAGAAAAAAATATTACATATAATAACATATCTGCTGAATTATTAAATGAATTTTTTAAAAATATGTTATTATATTTTGATACCAAGTATAAATATGTATCAGAAGTAATAAAATTAAATAAAGGATATAGATCACTTATAATATATGATGTTGCTGAAATTGATGTAGATGATGATTATGAAAATAAAAAAACAATAGATGAAATATTTAATAACTATAAAAATATTGATAAATATTATTTATATGATTTTATTAGATTACAGATTATAAAATTAAGTAAAACATGGTATGGATTTAAAATGTTCCAAAATAATAAAATTATAAAATTAAATGAACATGTAGAATATTTAGCTATATTTAAGGATATGAAATATAATGACCATAATATTGATTTATCATATAAAAATATATATAATTTCAGTAAACGTTTTTTTTATTATACAAGTGTTCAAGATTCTGATCCAAATTTAGATGAATATATAAAATTATCACAAACATATTATTATGATAATTTAAATATTAAATTAAAAAAAGAATTAAATATTATAAGTGATAATATATACAATGCTTCTATTATAGATAATTCTACTAATTTTATTCATGCTTCATTTTTTAATATAAGAAATAATATTGATTTGAAATATAAAGAATATGGCTACAATACTCGTTCAGATTTATTAAATATAAATAGAATATTATTTTATAATTTTAATAGAATTATTTTTAATATTATTTTTGAATGTTTATGTAAAAGAGGCATATTATCAGAATATATAATTCGAAAAAATGAATTTGAATTAAAAAATTTAAATCAAAATAATAATGAAATAAAAAAGAAAATTAATCAAGAATTATTTAAAAAACATTTACAAAAGTATGAAAATGCTAATTATTATCTTAATGATGATAAATATAAAAATTTACCAAAAATTTATAATAATAAACGAAAAACAAAAGAAACCTATTTTGAAAGATTATTGAATTTTGATTGGTATAATTTTTATGCGATGGATTGGGTCAGTCAAATAAATTTTTATCATCATTATATTAATCAACGTATTGTATTCCTAACAGGTGGTACAGGGGTTGGTAAATCAACTCAAGTACCAAAATTATTATTATATGGATTAAAAGCATTTGATAAAAAATTTAATGGTAAAATAATATGTACACAACCAAGAATTGCGCCAACACGAGACAATTCAGCAAGAATATCTGCCGAATTAGGTTATAATATTACTGAATATTCTCCAATATATAATGAAGTAGTTAAAACAACAAATGGAATAATTCAATATAAATATGAACAAGATGATCACATTGATGACGATCAAGATTTTTTTCTAAGGATTGTAACTGATGGATCATTATTAAATGAAATAAAACAGAGTCCATTATTAAAACAACCTTTATCAAATGATCGAAAAACATTAAATAATGAGAATAAGACTATTACATTAAAAAATATTTACGATATTATAATTGTTGATGAATCTCATGAACATAATGTTAATATGGATTTAATATTAACAATGTTAAGAGGTAGTATATTTTTTAATAATCAATTAAAATTATATATTATATCCGCAACTATGAAATTAGATGATCCATTATATCGAAAATTTTATAGGTGTATAAATGATAACTTAAAATATCCAATTAGAGATTTTTATGATACAGAAAAAAAAACATATGAAAAATTATTGGATAGAATTGTAATTGATCGACGAATTCACATTTCTCCACCAAATCAAACAACCAGATTTAAAATAAATGAAATATATAATAATGAAGATTTAGATGAAATTAGTTCATATGAAAAAGCAAAAAAATATGCCCTTGATATTTGTAATAATAGTAGTCCAATCAATAATGATATATTATTATTTTGTACAACATCATCTAAAATCATAAAATTAGTTGATGAACTTAATACAATCTTACCAACTAATACATTAGCAATACCATTTTATAGAGATTTGCCAGAAGAAAGTAAAAATATTATAACAACAAATTTAGGTATTATTAAAGAAAAATTTAAATTTGATAGAAAAGATATTCATAATTTCTTAAATAAAAAGATGATCAAAAGTAGTTCAAATAACAAATATGATCGAATATTAATTGTAAGTACAAATATTGCGGAAGCATCAATTACAATTGATACATTAAAATATGTAATTGATACTGGTTTTAATTTAAATGTTTCATATAATTACGAGACATTAACTACAAATATTAGTGTAATTCCAATATCAGAAGCTTCAAGATTACAAAGAAAAGGAAGAGTTGGTAGAGTAAATGAAGGATTTGTTTATTATACATATACAAAAGGTAGTCGTGAAAATATACAACCAGAGTTTGCTATTTGTAATTCAAATTTTAAAAGTTTTTTTTTAGATTTATTAGATAATAATGATGACTATAATAAAATTAATTATCTTTTTAAAAATAAATCCATAGGATTAATTAATGATATATTAAAAGAAATATTATCTAAAAAGAATAATGATACGCCAATATTTGAAGTATCGCTTATAAAATTAATGATTCATCAATATATTACAATAAGAGAAATATCAGAGAAACAATATATTTCTGAAAATTTATATAATTATAATTTAATAACAGAAGAAAAATATCAAAATTTATTATTTTTTGGAAATAATGGTATTAATTCGGCACCATTAATTGATGAAAAATTAGATTTTTATTTGATACATCCTTTTGAGAATAAATATTCAAAATATCGCAATAAATATACTAATATTTTAGATACAAAATATAAAAATACAAAAATAATATCCAAGGATTTTTTTAATTATATAATTAGATCTTCACTTGGAATATTTTTATTTAATTCTCCAACTTTTAATTCAGTTATTTTAAAAACAAAATTATATGATTATTTAGTTAATTTAAGAAAAATTACAAAAAATAAATTATTAGATATGTCATATTTCTATCCATTAATTATTAGTCATAAATTTAATATTTTTGAAATTGTATTGTTTATTATATATTTTTTAATAAATGTAAAAAATAATATTTTAACAGTTGTTAAAGATATTGAAAAATTTAATTATTTTTTTGGTAATAAACAATCAGATATTTTACTTATTTATAATATATATTCCCTATTTAAAAAAACATTTCCACATATACTATATGAAAATAATACCATTAACTTAATTAATGATAATTATATTAATTTTTTTAAAATATATAAAAATTTTATTAATAAAAATACAAAATTAATTAGCTTAGATGATTATAATTATTTGATTAAGCTTCTATTAAAAAATGACGACATTTCTTCTTTCAAACAAAAATTAAGTGAAAATATTAAAGTTAGTGAAATACCAAATTATATTAAATTAGAAATTAATAAATGGTGTAACAATTATGGTATCAATTATGATGTTTTTTTAAATATAATTAATGTATGTAATAATCAATATAATAATTTTAAATATATTTTGAGTAGTAAAGAAAATACTGATTATATTGACAAAAGTTCAATTCAACCTGAACTCACCATCGAAAAAAGTATAATTAAAGCATTGATATATGGAAATATATCAAATATTTTTATTTATAAAAATAATAAATATATACGTTGGAATTTATTTGATAGTACTACATTGTATAATTTAAATACAAATAAAAAAAAATGGATATCTAATGTTGCTAAAAGTAAATTTATATTTGTATATAGTTTAGAAAATGATACATTAAATCAAAATATACAAAAAAATGAAGAAGAAACAAATAATGCTAAAGTAAATTTAGATATAATAACATCAATTGATAATCAAATGTATATAGATGTTACCTATTTATTAAATAATCCTACAAATCCGCTTTTTAATAATCCAAATGATACTAATTTAAACTATGTTTGTAATAATTCTATTAATTTAGAAAAATATAAACATTCATTAGATCCAGAATTAAATGAATATATTAATTTAATACAGAAATCAATGAAAAATTATATAGAAACACATTGTTAAAAAACTGTTTTCTCACTATGTTCGCCCCAATTTTTATTTGATTCATTTTATTCATCAAATAAAAACTGTTTTCTCATTTCATTCCAGCTTTGCTAGCGCCCAAATAAAAATTGATAATCCAATCCCTTCCACCAATCCCCATATCTCTATATAATAATGCACTTCTTAAAGCTAGTGATTGAAACAAATGAGAATTACATAGACACCTCTCTCTTCCCATGGCTTCCCAAATCCGAAACCAATATCCAGATAAAATTTGATATGATTCCCATAAAATATCTTGACAGGCAATATTTTATATCTGTTGCCTTCCCATATAAATATAATTATATTCATCTCGAACACAATGATGATATTTTTAAGGTTAATTTAATTCATTCCTCATATGAATTAAACTTAGCATTATATTCTTGTAGCAAGTACAATGATTTTACTTATACTATTAATGATCTCAAGTATAAAATTCCAGCAGATAAATTTAATGACTTTTTCTTCTCCTCAGAAACCTTAATACCAATTAATCACATCGAATATTATTATAAGAATTTTAATAGTGATTATTTACCACCAATGGCCTATCTAAAGTGTCAGTCCAAAGATGTTCACATTGGATCAATCCTATTTAATACCACCAATAAATCAATTTACGGTATTCTTATGGGTAAGTATGATAATCACATTGTTATTCCATCGGTTGCTATTAAACGCTTGCTAGATGGTGTTAATACTGAATTTAAATATTCTAATTTCTATAGTGATTACAAGATATATACAAGAAACGGAATCTCAAGTGGAATCAAGATCCTAACATCCAATTATGAAATGATACAACCATCTGATATCATCGTAGACTTTAATGATACTATGATAATTAAAGGAAGAATTAAGTATAATAAAATTAATGAATGGGTACCAATAGAAGTTTATTTGTGGTATGAATGGCTTCCACAAAATGATATTACGGTTACCTTCCATCATAGTGGAAAACCAAACAGTATAAAATCATTACCATTCATAAATT